GTTGCCTTGAGGGGCTTCCGAATGCTTGACATCGATCACAGTGATCGGTACTGTCGTCCGTGCCTCTGTCCGGGGTAACAACCGGAACAAGAGTGTCACATCGACTGGCTGACAAGCCGACCTGCGTCCTCGGGTTCCCAGGAACCTCGACTTTAGCCGAAGTCTCAGAGGAAAACGAAGGTTTGGGGAAGCGGGGGCTCCCGCTTGTAAATAATATTACTATTAAATACTATGCAAAACATTAAAACTCTTTATAAGAGCTTAGTGTCGCACTCCCTTGATTGGTCTTCCGCTGTAAAACGCGGAAACACACTAGCTCCACTGTTCCTTAGAATGGTGGTTCTAGTGGTTGGGCAACTGTCGGTGCAGCGAGTGAAAATCGTGTTTGGGTTCGCCCGGAGAGTGACGTCGATGTATCGTAACCAAGGGCAAAAGGGACTTGCAATGTACCTGAAGACCTGCTCTGTACTGCTTCAGCAGTCCATTGGAGGAATGAAGGGCACTGCGCCGTTTGCGATTGGGATGAACGTAGCTCGATCTCGTCAGGGATTCCCGCGGATCATTGATCGCAGGGACCGTCGCTTAATTCAATTAGGCGATGTAACCATTATCCGACTGTGGTTGTCCTTATTCGGGTTATACCGAGTATTGGACTTCCGCGGAAAGTTAAAACTCTCAACAATAACAAAGCCAGGACTTGACTTGTCAAGTAACGGCGTGTTAGAGCTGTGGGCTAGATGGTTACCTACCTTTCTCCTTAAGCTTGGGGAAGAAACCAAGCTGCCGGTAAAGGCCCGACTAAAATTTGAGATGACACCTAATCGGATTCCGTTGATTAGAAAGTCCAGTCCGAACTCTGGAGGCTTGAGCAGCGTTGCTGCTTTACCTTTAGATATCGTAAACTGGGCTCTCGCTCCTGAGGGTCTCCAGAGATCTTTCTCTAGATATCTTCAGGAAGTTGACGGGTTAGAGTTAGTATGGGGCCTAAAGCCCTTTATTAACAAGGTGAAAGAGATGGTTGTAGGAGTGCGGGAGCGGCACGCGCAGTGTGTAAGGCTTAATCCCCTTACCCGGAATCCTTTTGTCAAGGATCCCCAACGGTGCCATCACGGCCCTTGGGAACCGGAGTCGACTGTGCGGATCGTAACCAAACAAATTAATCCTCTTGAAAGCACCTGGGGGCCAGTAATGGCCCTCGGACGCCTCGGTTTCAAATTTGAACCCGGTAAGATTAGAGTGTTCGCTATGGTAGATGCACTCACGCAAGCGCTACTGCATCCACTGCATAAGTGGATCTTTACAAGACTCGGAGCCATAAGGACGGACGGAACCTTCAATCAGACTGCTCCAATTGAGCGGTTGATTAAGAGAATGAACGATCCTAGTAAGTGCTTCGTGGCATCTTACGATTTATCGGCGGCAACAGACAGATTGCCTGTCGTACTTCAAGAGATGATATTGGAAGCAGTAGGGACCACGGCGTTTGCGCGTCATTGGAAGAACCTCCTTGTAGGTCGATCTTATAAGCTTCCAAAAGAAGCTAAATCCTGGAACCTAGGTTTCAGTGAGGTCGTTTACGAAGTGGGACAACCAATGGGAGCGTACTCATCATGGGCCATGCTTGCATTGACGCATCATGCCATCGTACAATTGGCAGCTCACCGTGTGAGCCCAAGTGCGAAAAGAGGAGGATGGTTCTTGGATTACGCAGTGCTCGGGGACGACATTGTCATTGCAGACAAGGCCGTGGCCAACGAGTACCTACGACTTATGTCTCTGATAGGGGTGGAGATTGGGCTAGCCAAAAGTCTGGTCTCTACTCAGGGAACTTTCGAGTTCGCTAAGAGAACGTATTTCAAAGGACAGGAGGTATCTGCTATGTCCCTCGCTGAAGTTTCGGTTGCGTTAAGCAATCTTACTTCTTTGATGGAACTAGTTAGAAAGAACTTGAAGTTCGCAAGAATTAGAGTATCTTCTGTAGCACGCTTCGCTGGTTACGGATACCGAAACCTAGCTCGCCTACAGGTGATCTGGGCGGTAGGGAATCGTCTAGGACGTTTGTCAGCTTGCCTGCATGCGCCGGGCAGTGTCTGGCCCGCTCGAGTGATCGAGTGGATCAGCGCTGTTGGACCTGGTGCAGCGATCAAGGATGACGCACCCTTATGGCGTGTCGCCATGGGGGTGTGGACTGAACTGATTAACCGGGCCGTGACAAGGATTGTTAAGATCGAGCAACTCCTACCTTCAATCGGGCTTTACTCCTATTCGTACGGTGAAAACCGTCCGAAGACAGAGGAAGAACGAAAGAAGGATTCTCGAGTACTACTCCGGAACGGCTTAGTCGCCGTTCAGGGGTACCTCGGGCAGAAAGGAAAAGGTTTAGATGGTGTTTTCTCAGAAAACGCCTTCAACGACTTCTTCCTAGAATGGGTTGCTCGGCCTTACCATGATAAGTTATGGGATCGTGTGAAGAAAGTTGATGGAATGCTCCGAGAGCACAGTCCATACATTCTCCCGTCATGGAAGGATTTAGATGCACTCTGGAAAGAGTTATTTGAATATAACTCGGAGTCGGGAAGCTTCCCAACTCGAGCGCAGTTGTTATCGCGTAAAAACGATGACATCAGTGTAAGGGAAGGGGGGCGGATCCTCCGATTATGGATAAAACTCCGAAGGATTGTCCGATCTGGTACTTCCGTGACCCTGAATCTCGCTGCCTCGACACGCACATGGCCAAAAGCCATGCGGCGCTGGGATCGCGGTCTAGGGCAGGACCGTGTGAACATGGCTGACTCAACAAAAGCAACGGATATCGGAGGCTAAGCCTCTGATCCCAATGCAAAATAGAAGAGTGTACCTAAGCACAACGGGTCCAGATAACGTG